GACCCGCTAATGAGTATGCCTGGTGGGATGAGCGAGATGGACCCAGAGCAAACCAAGGGCGTGATGCAGGATATTCTTCGCCAGAAGATAGCGGGGACTCTGGATAAATATGCCCCGCCAGCCGAACCCGCTTTGCCTGGGTACCCCTATCAGACTCAGACTAATTTCATGCGCGGATGGGATCTTAAGAAGGGCGAGGAGTTCATGGAGGATCCTATGGCCGCTAGAGATCCTGAATCAGCATTAGCATTTTCGCGGATGCAGGATGCTTGGCAAAGACACATCACGGAAGCTCCGGGTTATCTCGAGGAGGAGCGCCGCCCCCTGTACCTCACTCAGTCAAGCAGGACTCTAGAGGAACAAGCAGCGGAGCACCCCGACTGGGGTCCAGAACGGGTGGCAGCAGGAACACACGTAACGGGGCAAGGTTTTGATATTAACCAATTCAACCCAGGCACGGGCCTAAAAGACTACAGAGGTGCGAGACATAAATGGATGCGTGAAAATGCTGCGAAGTATGGGTTCCATTGGCCAGCATACACCGACACCCGAAAAATGAGGACGAGCGGCGTACAGCGAGAAGGCTTCTCCCCTGTCCCTGGCAGGGAAGGTTATGAGAGAAGGCCTGAATGGTGGCATTGGAATTATAATCCCGTTAAAGCAGCAGAGGGCCATGCCCCGATACCAGAATGGTCTAAAGTCAAGGAAACGCCTCCAGTGGCCGCAACGACCGGGGCCACAACCTCAATAGGAACCTAAGGGAGAACAGCTATGCCTTATTTTGATTCAATCGGAGAACCCGCCGGGTATGATTACGATGTTACTGCGACCGGAGAGGACTACGCCATGGGGATGGCTGGGGTAATGCCTCCGGGTATGATGGGTGGTGGAATGCCCCCTGAGACGATGGGTGGTGGAATGGGGCCTCTCCAGGCAGGGGATTTCCCTGGTGCTCCTCCAATGGGTGGTGGAATGCCTCCAGAAATGATGGGTGGTCCTCCGATGGGCGGCGGGATGCCTCCAGAAATGATGGGTGGTGGAATGCCCCCTGAGATGATGGGTGGTCCTCCGATGGGTGATCCAGGGATGCCACCATCAGCGACCATGCAACCCGCTCCTCTTGGCATGACGCCTCATGGCCCCGGCCCTAATGATGCCAAAGAGGTTCTTAGACAGCGAGCGGAGGAAAGACTTGCCGCGTCTAAGAGGTTCCAGGGAGCGGCCAACCAAATTAATGGAATGAGAACTTAGCGAGGTCAGTATGCCTTTTGATGATGATAGCCCGGACTATGCGGGATTGTTTGACGGATACCCGCAGTCGGAAAACTATACTCCTCCTGAAGGAGATGAAGAGTTAGTCAAGCGGCTCAATGCCTGGTTCTCCAAGGCCAGCGCAGCTAGGCAGACGTATGAATCCGACTGGGAGCTTTACCGACTCTATCTCAAAGGCGACCAGCTCGTTGTCCGTCATCGAGATACTGGCGAAATCGTCAAATTAACCGCCGAGGATTCCAAGAGACTGCGAAGTGTAAATAATCAACTTCGCCCCACTGCTCGCTCATTAATTGGGAAACTGACCCGCTCTATCCCTACTTGCGTGGTTCTGCCTGCGACCAGTGACTTTGAAGACCAACACGGAGCGCGAACGGCGACCCAATTCTTTTCAATGCTTCGCAGGAAAGAGGATTTGGACGTCAAATACCTGGACGTCAATAATAAATTGCCATGGGCAGGCAATTGTTTCATGCAATTGGTTTGGGACCGGGACGCGGGAGAGGATATCGTCTTCTGCGATATTGATGGATTCTTCGATTATAATATGGGGCTAGAGGGAACTCCTTGCCCCACCTGTGTTGCCCAGAGACAGCAAGAACTCGAAATACAGCAACAACAGATGCTCCAGCGAGGTTCTGAGGAGATGATGGCCCTTCAGGAGCAGATGCCGGAAGGGATGCCTGCACAGGTCGATGATTTACCTGAAGAAGCAAAGCAGTTACCGCCCATAGAGCAGCTAGGGCCATTGCCCCCAGATATGGAGCCGCCACCATTAATCCCCGCGAAAGAGGGGGATGTTCGCCTCCATGTGCGTGACCCAAGGGATGTCTTCATAGATCCAGGCGTCGAGGATATTAAACAAGCGCAGCGACTTTGTTTCCGGGAGGTTGTGAATGTCTCAGTGGTTAAACAGAGATTCCCTCAATTCGCGCACATCATTAAAGCGCAAGATAATGTTTATACCGACCGGACAGCCGAGGTTAGATTTAACAATATTGATGCTCATGGTGAGGTCGAGTGGCTAAACGATTATTGCCACGTTTACGAGTTCCACGAAGCTCCAACGCCACAATACCCCAAAGGGCGGCTTATTTGCATGGTGAATGACTTCATTGTGGAAGAGGTTGAATCCCCCTATGGCTTATTGAAGCGGTTTCCTTTCTATCATTTTGGGTTCGATAAGAATGACGGCGAATTCTGGAATGAACCCTTCATGGCTCAGTCATGGCACAGGCAAAGGGAAATTAATCAACTCGAGACTCAATTGCGCGAACACGTTGAGTTATTGCTAAAACCTAAATTCTTCCGGGCGATTGGGTCTAGAATTAGCGCTGATGAATTAACCGCCACTACTGATCAAGTAATTTCTTACAACGCGGCGGCGGGGAGGAATTACTTCGAGACTCCACCCCCTGTCCCGCGTGACATATGGGCGCGTGGTCAGCAATTGGCGGCTGATATCCGGCAACAGGCAGCAGTCACCGAGCAGGAACAAGGGATGACCATGAGTGACGTCAGTGGACGGGCCATGGCTATCATCGAGGCTGAAGCTGACCAGCAAGTAGGCCCAATCCTCATTCGGAACAATGCAGAATGGCGAGAGATGCACCGTGGGGCTTTGATTATTGCCAGGGAATACTACCACCAAAAACGGCTGTTTACGTCTGTCGGGGCCGAAGGGATACAAAGCTACTCCTTTAATGAGATCACCCTGAACCCCGGCTTCGATGTGCAGATTGAGCAGGAGGATGGGCTATCCCGCAACCCGGCTGTGCGAATTACTCAGGCGATGGATTTACTTAATGCGGGAGTTTTCACAGACCCCACCACCGGGATACCGGATATTAAACAATTCATGCTACACGCAAAGATTAACCTGCCGAAAGCCGGATATAATGTTGAGGCAACAGAGAGAGCTGCGGCATCGCAAGTCCCGTATCTGCTCGAGCAGGGGAAGGAACATCTGCCGCAATTGGAAGATGACCCTGTTATATTTTCAGAAGAGCTTATTGGGTGGTTACGTGGCCCAGGTCGCAGGGCTGATCCTATGCATCGAGACAGAGTAAGGGAGATCTGGAAATTTTACACCCAGTGGGCTGTTACTGGCGGTCCCCCAGCTCCGGTCGGTGGCATGGGTGGCCCCACTGGTGGTTCCGGTGGCGGTGGCCCTGAGATGACAGCTCCCGGCGGAACCCCTAATTCCGCTGGTCACATCCCTGGTGGAGGCAAGCCGATAGCTGCACAGGCAGGGCAACAAGTCTCCCAGGCAGATAATACCGCAGAGAGTCAGGCAAGAATTCAGCTAGTTAAAGAGGGCTAGGCAGTTCATTCTGCTTAAACTCATCTGCCTTTTTTTTCTCGTATTGCTCTAAATCGCTAATCTTGACGCGGAGAATGCGCCCCAGTCTTACTGCCGGAAGCTCTCCTGACTTCGCCATCCTTCGGACGAATACGGGGGATACCGCCCACCGCTTAGATATTTCCGACAAAGATAAGTATTTCTGTATGACCGTCCCATACGCATCGGTAGTCTTGTCTGCCATTGTGTTTCCTTTCGTGTGATAGAATGACTTAAGTACTCTGGAATAATATAGGCTCTCGATTTTTTGTCCAGGACGTTTTGAAAATACTTTCGAACAAAAGGTCCCGGAGAATTGTACCCTTTCGTTCAAAGATTTCTCTTGAAAACCTAGGCGGCATGTCCACCTTTCTGAAAACAGGGACATGCCGCCTAGATTTCCCCCTACGCATATTCCGTTATTTGTTGACTTTTCCCTGATTTGCTTATTAAATCCCTAAACAATGCTTAATTAAATAGTAAACATCGGGTCGTGGCGTAACCACGCACTATTAATCGAGCACCTGCCGTTTGGTGAACGTAATTCACGGGAAGGATTAGCATGGCTAGTGCTGTTGGTTTTGAAGACGGAGGGCTACCTTTGGATGAAGGAGCTGAGTCGGAGGATTTTTCAGAATTCACCGATATTCAACAGGCCTTGGCAAAGGAATCAGGTCAAGAAGTAGATGGACTGACTGAGGATGCTGATCAAGAAGTAGAAGTAGATTCTCTCGTTGAGAACGGGATTGATAGCGCAGATTTAGAGGCAGACGCCTTTAGCTCTGATGCCGCACCTGAAGAGCCCAAAAAGAAGGCCAAAGGTACAAAGGCAAATAAGCGCATTCAATCCCTGGTGAAGGAGAGAAATGGGCTGCAACAACAACTGCAGCAAAGGGACCAGTACTATCAGCAGCAATTCGCCGCGATGCAACAAGAGCTTGCGGCACAAAAGTCTGGCGATAGTAAGGCTGTGCAGGAGCAACTTGAATTGCAAAGACAGCAATTCGAGTTAATGCAAAAGCGCAGTGAGGCTGAGGCTCGAGAAGATTTAACACCGATGGAGGAATATCGGCGGAATCTTCTTAAGGAAGCTACTGAAAAGGCGGGGAGTAAACTCTCGCCGGAAGTTGAAGCGCTTAAACAAAAGCTCGACAACATGGAGGCTCAACGCCAACAGGAAGTCGAGGAAGCGCAGAAACAGCAGCGGTACACGTACTACAACCAGCAGACGCAGGTTGCGCGTAATGATGTACTGTTGAAGGACTTTTCCCCTGACCGGGCGAAGCAGCTTGCGGAACCAATGGATGAGATGTTGCTAGCCTTTTGCGGGGCTTTTGGCATTGAACCCGGAGTAGCCGCACCTCAGTTTAAAAAATATCTCGACCTTTACGTCCAGGGAAGTCTGGAGACTAGTG